TGGAAAGCCTGGTAGATCTTCCTCCAATCTTCCGCTACTAATAATCTGTTCTGTCTATCTGTTGTGGCCATTGTAATTACAACGGTATTTATGTGTTAGGAAATGTGCGTATATTAAGATAGACGCAGTAGTGAGTTCTCGTCGAAGTTGAATCGCAGTTTCTCGGTGATGTTCAGTGGCACATAGGTTATTGTGGCCTGTATGGCTATGCCCTTGTCCGCTTCCGTGACCAAGATCTCTTCTGTGCTGATACGTGGATCTGCGTTCAAATTGGCAGTGATGTCCTCTACAATGGCGTCTTTGAGTTGCTCTGTGAATGGCTCAAATATGGCGTCATATATGATGGTGCCGAACTCCGGGTTCTCGACCCTCTCCCCCTTACGCACCGATAACCTGTTGATCAGGTCCTGCTTGGCCACCTCGAAGTCATACAGTTTGAAGTTCTGTTTGTCCGCACGTGAACTGAAACCCTTGAAGGTCACCGTTTTGTTTGATAGGTCTCCTGATCCTGAATCTCCGTATGCCATATGCTTTATTTACTCTATGCTCTATCGTCCTTGTCTCTGCCGCCCGCTGGTCTTGTGTAAGGCTCGTGTGTCACAAAGCCTTCGACAGTGGTTTTAACTTTTACTTTCTCGTAGTTGACTTTGCCATTTACCATAGGTTGTTGTGCGATCACATCTTGTTTTTTTGTTTCCTTTATTCCTACTTTGACGCTTGTTGGCTTCAACCAACCAGGTCCCATAACAGCTCTTGGACCAACAGAGTTCAAATGAACTTGACTGCCACTCGCTAAATCAATCCTCCCGTCCGCACTATGGAACTGTATGCCTTTGCTGTGGGAAGTAATGCCGTCCCTGGCAAAATGTCTAACACTGCCTTTCTGAGATGCGTTCAATATTCCAGACTCTCCCATCACGTACACATATTTCTCAGCGTTTAGCACTACATTCTCTTCAGCGGTAAATTTAATTTTTTTTCCTGCATGGAAGTTAATATTATCATCTGCGTGTAGATTGAAATCTCCCTCTGCCCGTATGTCTATGCCCTTGTCGGAATATATGCTGATCTTTCCATTCTTGTCCATCTCTATCCATGCTTTGCCTGAACCGTTGGCTAGATAGACCACTCCCTCTGTATCGTGCATCAGGAGTTGGTGTCCGGAGGCTGTACGTAATCTTGTGAGTTGGTTCGTGCCATCTTCAGCACCATCATCCATCACGAAACTGTGTCCGGTCTCCCTGTCTACCCTCACCGGTGCACCGTCTAGTCCTATATTTTTTGTCCTACTGTCTGCTCTGATTCTGCCCGGTGTGTTCCATCCAAAAACTTGGCTGGGAGATTCCCTACGTGCTGACGATGATGTGGTTCCCCTGACCTGATCCTGTATCAGTCCTTGGGAAGTCATCTGATTTGCTAAGATATCGTTGATGGGATAATTCCATTTGCTGGCACTAGAGACAGTTTCACCTGCGTCAAATAATTTACGATTTTTCTCACCGGCCGGTAATACGTCTGTTCCGTAAATTTGTTGCTTGTTCTGTGAGAAATCCGTACCGTCCGCGGCCACTCGTGTTTTATCTGTGGCACCATTTCCCGGTACCATCTGGTTCGTCATGGGGTCCTGTACACAACCCATCCAAAATGCCGAGTTCGCCAGGTTGTCACCCTTGGCGAAGATCACCAACACTGTGGTGTCTATGTCGGGTGGCACCGCCCACATTCCGTATGATTGTTGTGTGTCCTTGAAACTGTAGGGGTCTGTGTTTGATGTCGCACCCAGGCTCTTCACACCATAGAAGGGCGACAGGTACTGGCACCAAGTGATCTGATTTGGTTTTGGATTGAGGGTATTAGTAAGTGCTGTAATATTCACTCCCAACCTACCCATGCGCAATGGGTCCGCTGTGGTCTTGACCGTGGCAATGTATGGGCCCGGATCACTATCAATGTACTTCTCATTGAAATCCTTCTGGTTGTCCTGTGAATCCGTGAATCCCCTAGAATCAAAATATGCCATTACCTGTTCATTCCCCTAAGATTTGTTTTTTTAATTACCTTGTTGATTTCTGTGGTTGCCTTGGTCTTGATATTCTCTTGTATTTTTTGTCTTGTCCTGGTGCCGTTGATGGCGTTTGTGCCTGCTTCCTCAGATAGGAGGTCCGTTCCTCTTCGAGCAGAATTAACAAGATCTATTGGCAAGGCTTCTCCTGATTGGTTGTTCAGTCTCACGCATGTGAGTGTTTGTAGGAACTGCCCTTGGTCCATCCTGCTGTCTATCTTGACCACCTGGTACACCCCGCTGAAAAATAGATTCTCGTCCCTGAACAGTTTCTTGCCACTGAACATTGTGCCTTGCCTTTCATCTATGTCATCTGGTAACCTGTATCTTAGGTTAATGCATGGCATGAACTGGTCTGCGTTGAAACTGTGATTCTGCTGATCAAAAACTTCTCCCTTGTTACCAAAGATCTTGTCATCCTGCGCATCTGTGACCGGCATGTAAACGTCCTGGCAGATGTAGGCGGGATCGCCCAGTATGTCCAACTCGATCTTCATCATGTCCGCTTCAGGGTTTGTGAGGTAATCATAGAACTCCTGGGATTTGAGGTTCTCGAGATTAGTTGTCTCCGTGGTGCTCCTGCCCTTGAGTATAGAAGGGTACTGTCGCAAAGGCAGTGTGGGCTCGGGATCCTTCTCCTGTCCGAATGCCTCTAGTATGGTCTGTTTGATGTCCTGTAGCACACCGGTCTCCGTGGTGCTCTTGGCCTCCCTCACATTACGCATGTAATAGGCTGTCTTGTAGTTGATCCTCAAACCTTGGACATCTAGGTTGTCACCGGTGTAGAGGTAATTGTATTCTTTTCTCACGTACTTGCTCCAGTCCGCCTTCACGCTCATGCCGGCCCCCATCAGTTTCAGCACGTGTATCCTATAGGGAACGGCTCGATAGATGATTTTCTTTGGATGCATCTTGGTGATGTTGTCAAACCTCGTGGTGTCGGTCTGCACCGTGGACTTGATCTTGAACCATGGTATGTACGGATCAGAGGCTATCTTGTTGGCGAATTCCTTGCTACGTAGAACCTGCTTTATGGAATCGGGGGTCTCGGCCGACACTGTGTAACCCAGGCTCTGCAGGTAACCTTCCCAGAAGTTCTGTACCAGGCTGATGTATCCAAAGGACTGCCTAACCGCGTCCTCGAAGAATTTCGTGAGGCTGGTGAAACTGGTGGCCTTGGCATAGCTCTTGAACTGCTTGGCATCGCTGTTGGCGAAATACGAAAAAGGACCGGCGGCATAATCCTCCACCTGGGAGGTAGTGTTTATGGAATCTGCTTCGGACTGATACACCCCTCCGTTCTTGATCACCTCTGGATCTATCTTGAAAACGTATTCGTCCTTGAATTCTCGTTTCTTCTCATCGATCTCTTGTTGCATCTGTGTGTCTAACTGTTCCTGTACCTTGAGCGTCCATGCTAGGGCGTTATTGGTCGCGACCGGTAGATCTGTCCTAGGGAACTTGAACCTGTCATCGAACGCTATGTCCGTGTATGGCACGGCCACCACGTTGTACTTGGCACCTCCCTCGTTGACGTCAAAATCCACACGGGCTATCAAGATAGGTATCCTCCTGCGAAGTCCACCGGCATCTTTGATGTTGAAAGCGAGTGGTCTCCCGTGTTCGTCGAACCCTTTGAAGTCTATGGTCAACAGCAGGGGTGCGTCCTGGTAATCCTGGAACCCGTTCAGTGCCGTGGCGGCCCTGATCTTTTCTATCAGCGTGATGCCGAATGGTTCGTGTATTTCAAACTCCATCTTGGTGAAGTTGGCGAGATTTCTCTCGTTGTTGGGTCCTACCGTGGATGTTATGTTCACGTTCTCTATGAACATGTCATGGCTTCTCTTCAGTATACTGATGCTGTCCTGGTACTTGCCTGTAAAGTCCTTGTAGGCGTCCCTGACTATCTTGTCGTCTGCATTGGTACCACCTGTGCCGGCAAATGGATCCCCACCACTGCTGACGTTGGCGTTTCCGATCCCGCCGGTACGTGCTATGATGTCATGGGGCGAGTTGGTGAGGAAACTATGATCCCTTATCTCTGTTTCCCTCAGTCCGCTCAGCGTGAAGATGGTGTTGTACGTCGCGACATTGTGTAATGGATTGATTTCCTTATTGCTGGATGCCATTTTATATTCCTAGGTCTGCATTGACGTTGGCCTGTTTTGGCAACTGTATGGTCACTCCCGGTCTGAAATCGTATATGGGGTCCTCTATCTGGTCTGGATTACGTTGTGCGAACACCCACCATAATCGGGGTGTGCCGTACAGGTCATAGGCCAACAGGTCTGGCCTGTATGCGTATGTCCTCTCTATGGTGTAACTCTGGTCATCATCCTCCGCCGTTATAGGCCTCGGTACGAACGTCTCTAGGTTGACTTCGTTCTGCGGTGTGGCGAAATACGGCGATGTGGAAGAATACTTGGCCATTAGATGAATCCTATCTCGTCTGTGCCTTTACCGTTCAACTGGCCACGTGCGAATTCTGACAGTGAGAAATTCTTGATGGACTCCCTGCTGTACACCGGTGTTACTAACACTGAAATGTTTGACAGTGTGGGTGCCCAGGTTTGATCTGCAGAGTCAAGGTCAAAATCCTGTACATTAGATCTATAAACTTCTGATTGTTTTGTTGAAATGTAGTCTATGCCCGGTCTGAGCTCCACGTTGAACGTGTTCACTATCACCGGCACTTTCTGGAACATGTGGTCACCGTAACCTGACATGTGCATGATCGGTGGTGGATTGCCTTTCAATGCCTGTTCCTTGCCGAAGTACATCTTGGTTATGGTCCTCAGGAAGTTCACGGTCGCCACCCAGTGCTTGGCGTCATCTGAATTCTGCACGGGGAACTCTCCGATTATGTTCATGGAGTCCACCTGTGAGTTCTGGTAAGCCTGGAATGGGTAGTTGCTGTGTGTCTGCGATAATGGATTGTAGTTGGCCGAATGCTGTATCACCACCGCTGGTGTCAATGGCCAGAATATGCCACGTGAAGGCACCAATGGCGCCATTAATTCGTTGTTGGCCAGTATGGAGTCGTAGACCGCGTCTGCGCCGTTTGGTATCTGTAGTCTCACACGCCAGTCGGTCTTGTCCGAACGTCCGGACCATTTGGCCCTGGCGTTGACGATCCTGGAATCCGTGGAAATACCAGCACCCGTGAGCCTGCCCAGGGTCCTGTTGAATATGCCCCCTCCCACGTTCTTGACTATCTTGCCTATGTCTCCGAATGCCATTATATGGTTGCTTTCCTTTGTAAAATTTCGTATACTTTAACTATATTTATAGGCATTATTTTAGGCGCACTTAATTCACCATACGGCACGATTCAACAGACCTGTTTGTGGTCAATCTCAACAATATAAAGTAAAGGAATTATGAAGAGAGTCAAGTACCTAAACAACCGAGATCTGCTGGCACAGATACACGCCAGCAAGAACACCTACTGCTCATACGTGACGCCCGAGGACGCACAGTATGACCTCATAGTGCCCAATCTAAAGAAGGTAAACGCCAGTGCGGTGGCACAGGCACGTAAGGCCAAGGCCAAGCGACTGACACAGGAGGCGTGGGAAGAGGCCAAGGCGGGCGGACTCAAGAAGATAAAACTAGCGGACTACACTGTGAGTCCAAGGAAGATAGACAAGACGGATCTGGTGTTCAGGGTCATGATGTTTGACCACGTGCCCATGGACGACGAGAGGAAACGAAATCCCAAGACCACGGCAGACCATCATTCAAAAGTGAACTTCCCCCCGTTCCAGCACTACAAGTTTGACAAAAAAGGCAAACTGGTGTGCGTGGGCAAATCACACTGGGTGGGTGGAATGAGCAACGGACACTTCTCCGTTGATCACGGCAAGATGACCAACACCCTGGCCATGATGTACATGAAGTTGTGTGAGAGATATGGTACCAGGGCCAACTGGAGGGGGTACACCTACAATGACGAGATGCAATCACAGGCGTTGATGCAGTTGAGTCAGATCGGACTACAGTTTGATGAATCAAAGTCAGACAATCCATTCGCATATTACACGGCGGCAATCACAAACAGTTTCACGAGGATACTGAACATCGAAAAGAAAAATCAAGCGATCAGGGATGATCTGTTGGAGTTCAACGGCATGATGCCCAGTTTCACGAGACAGAACGAGAACGAGACTGCAGGGCCGTCATACCAGAAGAGAATGAAGACCGCACATGGTGACGTGCATGAGGTCAACAAGACCACATTGAAGAAGTTGAACAAGACACTCAAGAAAAAAGGCAAACTGGACTCTGATGATTTTGACGACGTGCAATTCAAGAACAAGATCGACATGACCAATCACAAACCAACAGTTAAGAAGAAGTGGTAATCAATGGCATTCTTTAAAAAGGTAGCCTGTTTCACGGACATACATTTTGGCCTCAAAGGCAACAGTCGTGTACACAACGATGACTGTGAGGAGTTCGTCAAATGGTTCATTGAACAGGCAAAACTGCACGGATGTGAGACCTGCGTATTCCTGGGCGACTGGCACCATCACAGATCAGCCACAAATGTCAGCACCATGAACTACACAGTGTCAAATATGGAGAGACTGGGTGCGGCGTTTGAGAAAGTGTACGTGATCATGGGCAATCACGACTTGTACTACAGGGACAAGAGAGAAATCAACTCAATGGAGTACATACGTAACATTCCAAACATACACATAGTGAATGAATGGTTAGTGGAAGATGACGTGGCAATCATCCCTTGGGTGGTACAGGACGAATGGAAGAAGATCGAAAAGATGAAACAGAAGTACGTGTTCGGACACTTTGAACTACCGTACTTCAAGATGAACGCCATGGTGGAGATGCCAGACGTGGGTGGAATACAGACGGACCATTTCGCAGGTTGCGGCAAGGTGTTCTCAGGACACTTCCACAAGAGACAGTACATGAAGAACGTCACGTACATGGGCAACGCCTTCCCACACAACTACGCGGACGCCTGGGACGACGATCGTGGCATGATGATACTGGAATACGGCGGAGAACCCAAGTTCATCAACTGGCCAGAAATGCCAAGGTACATCACAATAAAAGTGTCGGAACTGCTAGAAGATCCAGACAAGTACCTGAAACCCAAGATGTATGTGAGGGTCACGCTGGACATAAAAATTTCATACGAAGAAGCAAACTTCGTGAGGGAAACATTCATAGACAAGTATCAACTGAGGGAACTACAACTGATCCCGGAACAGGTGGACAACGCACAACAACCACTGGTCGAAGTGCAGAAGTTTGACAGCGTTGATCAGATAGTCATCAAGCAGTTACAGGGCGTGGACTCGGAAGTGTACGACAAGAATGTTTTAACAGCAATTTACAACGATCTAGATGTCACGAATTAGTAAAAAGAAATTGATAAAAGTGTTGAAGGGTGATTTTGAACAACCGACCATGTCTAAAGCACAGATATTTGACATGTTCAAAAATCCACCAACACAGGAAGAATGGCTGAAAGGCTACAAGGAATGGAAGAGGAAACAACTTGCTGACGATTAAAGAACTCACGGTAAAGAACTTCATGAGTGTGGGCAACCAGGCCCAGGCCATTGACTTCTCAAACAAGAGCCTGGTTCTTGTTATCGGTGAGAACATGGACCTAGGTGGGGATGACGCAGGTGCCAGGAACGGTACGGGTAAGACCACAATTATCAATGCATTGAGTTACGTGTTCTTTGGTGAAGCACTCACAAACATCAGGAGAGACAATCTTGTCAACAAGACCAACGAGAAGGGTATGTTGGTAAGCGTCAAGTTCATAAAGAACGGAGTCACATACACAATCGAGCGAGGACGTAAGCCACAGATATTCAGATTCTACGCCAACGACATAGAACAGAACACGGACAACAACGAAGCACAAGGGGAGAACAGGGAGACACAGGTGGAGATCAACAAACTGATGGGCATGACCCACTCCATGTTCAAGAACATCATCGCGTTGAACACATACACACAACCTTTCCTGTCAACCAAACAGGCAGAGCAGAGGGAAATAATAGAACAACTGTTGGGTATAACACTACTATCGCAGAAAGCGGACCTATTGAAGGAAAAGCAGAAGGCGACAAAACAGATGCTGACTGAAGAGAAGATGCGTATAGACGCTAAAGTTGCCTCCAACGAAAAGATACAGGAGTCCATAGAAAGTTTGAAAATAAGGTCAAACGCCTGGGCAAGCCAGAAAGACGATGACATAAAGAGTTTCAAGGAAGCGATCGCGGAACTGGAGAAAGTGGACAGTGAGATCGAGATAGAGAAGCACAAGAAACTGCAGAAGAGGAATGAACTACAGACCATGCTGAGGAGCCTCGAGAAAGAGAAAGCGTATCACGAGGATTCGTTAACCAAGGCTGAAAGCACTGTTTCCAAGACCAACACAGATCTAGAATACGCTGAACAACAGAAATGTCCAACCTGCGAACAGGAACTGCACGACGACAAGCACACACATCTCGTTGACAAACTGAAAGTACAACTTACAGAATCCACAGACTACGTGACGAAACTGAAGTCAGCCCTAGCGAAAATACAGGAAGGCATAGACGAGGTGGGAGATCTCGGACAGGTGCCCGAAACATACTACGATACCATAGACGAGGCGTACAACCACAAAGGTTCTCTACAGGATCTTAAGAGGCAGTTGGAACAGACAGAGAAGAAAGAAGATACCTACGCAGAACAGATAGCGGAGATGACCAAATCCGCGATACAAGATATCGATTATGAGAAGGCAAACGAACTAGAAGACCTACACAGGCACCAGGAGTTCCTGTACAAACTGTTGACCGCGAAAGATTCATTCATAAGGACCAGGATCATAGAACAGAACTTGACGTACCTGAATCAGAGACTGGCATACTTCCTGGGCAAGGTCAAACTACCACACACAGTGACTTTCCAATCAGATCTAACTGTGCGTATCGAAGAACTTGGCAGAGAACTAGATTTTGATAATCTAAGTAGAGGTGAGAGAAACAGATTGATTCTGAGTCTGAGTTGGGCGTTCAGAGATGTGTGGGAGAGCCTTTATCAACAGATCAACTTGCTGTTCATTGATGAACTTGTGGACGCAGGTATGGACATATCCGGTGTTGAAAGTTCCATGGCAGTGCTGAAAGACATGAGCAGGACGCAAAAAAAGAACATATTCCTGATATCACACAAAGACGAACTGGTAAGCAGGGTGAACAGCGTACTGAAAGTTGTCAAAGAAAATGGCTTTACAAATTATGCAAACGACGTCGATATCATCGTATAATTATAAGTTATGCCATTGCCCTCAAAAGTAGTTGTTACCACCGTACCTTTTATTGACTGGAACACCCCGATCAGTTCTCCAGCATACCTCAGTGCTCTGCTCAACAATCACGGCGTTGATTGCATTGGCCTTGATCTAAACATAGAAATCTATAACAAAATTAAAAATGATCCAGATCGGAAACTTTATCTGGATTTCTTTTATCATCAAAAAATTGATCCAAGAATATACAGGTCACTGTCAGAAATGTTGTACCATTATGCAAAGAAAATGTTGGAACACAAACCAACACACATAGGTCTTAGCCTTTTCACGAATGACAGCCAAGTGTTTACTGTATGGCTCTGCAACTTGTTGAAGAAGGTCGCACCCGAAGTCAAAATAATAATTGGCGGACCTGGACTCTACACGCTGTCAACAAAGAAAAACATTAGTTTCCCTGAAAGCCTTAGGTCTGCAGGTTTAATAGATCACTTTATAGTTGGCGATGTCAATAGTAATCTAATCGCCTATTTCGAGGAAGGTGTAAAACAACCTAACACTAATATTACTGCACAGCAAGATGCTGAATTCCATTCCATTGTAACACCGAATTATGACTACTATGATTTTTTTAACTACGAACACAAAAGAATTCCTATTGTTGACAGCAGAGGATGTGTGCAGAAATGTGAATTCTGCGACGTAATAGAATTTTGGAAGAAATTCCAGTACCTGTCCGCACAGAACGTTTTCTCACAGATGCAAGAACTTATAAAAAAATACAACATATATCGTTTTGATTTTGCCAGCAGTATCTCAAACGGTAATCTTGTAGAATTCACTAAACTTGTTGAAATAATAGCACAGTACAACAAAAACAAGATGCCCAACAAACAGATACACTGGAATGGAAATTTCATAATCAGGAAAAAAGGAAGGCACACAGATTCTCTTTTCAATGATATAAAAGACAGTAATGGAAGATTAGTATGTGGTGTGGAAAGTTTGAGTTCTGAGGCAAGGATAAAATTAGGCAAAAATTTCACAAACAAGGATCTCGATGATCATCTTGAACAGTGTAAATCACACGGCGTAGTGATTGATCTGCTTATGATAGCCGCTTATCACACCGAAACGGAGGAGGACCATGCGGATGCTCTAAGGTGGTTCGAGGCACACAAGGATTACGCAGGGTCTGTTATAACACGTGTACAGATGACTCAGTTGGGCATACTAGATGGAACAAAACTTTCACGTGAAGTTGACTTGGAAAAATTCAATAATGGTCGTGAGGCTCGTGAAGTCCACGCCAACAAACTTTATGAAAAGGCAAAACAATGTGGTTTCCACGTAGACAAATTCTGGTAGAAGTGTACTTACAGCACTCCGGACCATGGAAAAAAGCCAATCCAAAGGTGTTTTGTAAATCGGGACTACAACCATTTGTAGAGTCTCACGCTGACTATAATCTGCAAAAGATATCAATTGAGGTTGAAGCCCCCGATCAGTTCCTTTTAGATACAACCAACACAGGTGCCACAGAATGCCATGTTTCCAAAATAATCATAGACGGGGTTGAGATAAACGCAGACAACATGCACAAAGTTTTCAAAATTGCTCACAATAAAAACAATTTGCCTGTGTCATTTGACTATGTAAAAGATTACCAAAACAAAGTTAGTAACAGACTGTTGAAAAATTCCTACATGCTGTTTAACATATGGGAAAACGATTCAATCAGTTACTTGCTTTCAATTGGTAATAAAATAATTTGGTAATAAAACTATTTTTCCTGTTGACAGAACCACTTCTTACGTGCTTTAATTACAATGACGTTAATTAATGTTATCGTACGACAATAAAGGAAGGACAATTAATATGTCAAATGAAACACACGACGCTATAATGACAGAGATACAAACTTACTCTGAAGAGAATGGGAAGTTCGTTGATAAGGGTGTGAAAGCATCTGCGACTAGAGCCAGAAAGGCCCTAGCAAACTTATCTAAACTGATCAAAACAAGAAGAAAAGAAATTCAGGAAGTTAAGAACGCGGCAAAAGCCGCCTAATTCTAAAATTTTTTGAACGTTCAAAAAGGAAGCCTGTGTAGCGATACGCAGGCTTTTTTTTATTTCATAAAAGAAAAAATATTAGTATCTAACTGGTCTTTGATAAATGTCGGGAGTCTATTATATTGTGCCAATCTTTCCGCTTCCCAGTCGGTGTTGACCAATCTATCAAAATTGTGTTCTATCACTCGTTGATTTTTATCGTGCAATTCCTTTATTTTTTCCAAATCTTTAAAAATATATTCGTTGTCAGAAAGTAGTTGCTTCCACCTCAACACAGGATTATCATTGCTGTCGTTTTGCAACTCAAAACCTTCATATGGTAAAAAACCCAAAAGTTTCAGTCCCGACTTGTTGCTGTCTTTCTCACACAGCATAAAAGGTATTGTTTTAGACAAAACTGTATCAAAATATTTCTCGTCATCTTTGTCGATTAACCAATCTGTGTTTGGAAATGTTGCTACAACATTTATGTAAGAGCTGGATAACATTTCTATCTGTTTTGCATTGTGTTCATCTGGTGTTAGATCGTTTCGAAATAAACGTCGTTCATTGATTTCTTTGGGCTTTTCCGTAGACAAGCCCAGACACCGACTTATCTGATATTCAAAATCTTTACTGACGTTGTACAGAATTTTTGGATAATAAAAATTATAACCTTTGTCTATGCCTTCTTTAATTAAGATATATCGGTTTAATCTCATAGTTCCAGTGGAAGTATATACACCTTGTTTTCTTGTATATTGATTGTATGTAATTTTTTTCCTTGTTAATGTATCTTTAATGAAGTTTATTTGTAAACCTAAATGAAAAGAATAATAACTAACTTTAACACTACTAAATTGTTTTTGAAAATAAACAAAAAAATCAGTAAGATCTCCCATAAGACATATTATATTAACTTCTTTTAATTTTCTTATTTTTTCTTGTTCAAACTGCGTCCATATTTTTGGTTTCCACTCTAACTTGTTTCCAATTAAGCATATGGAATTAGTATCACAGTTATCATGAAAGAACAGATTCAGTCTTTCGATATCGTTTTCAACAATACCTCCTTGCTCAGTTTTAAAACTTAGATCATTATCGAAAATGATATTTTGTTGTTTAATCATAATAATATTGTTCCACCCTAATATCCAAATGTCCTCCCAGAGCCCATGCTCGTTCCACAGCACTTTGATAACGTTGTTGATCTTGGTATGTATAAAACCATATCTCTTTGATCAATAGACTGTTTGACTCAGAAAGTCTCCACTCTGTTTTGGGTAGATTGCCATGATTTGCTGGTATAAAGACGCTGTTAACTCTTTTGATAGCATCTTCCACATTCAAAAATTTAACATAGGAAAATATTTCGGAAGGAATTGGTGTTGTTTTTATATTGTAACACTTATTATTATATCTTTTTATCTCTTCCACCGAACAGTCGAACATTTTATATCCGTACTTTTGATATGTGTGATCAATTATTTTTTTATTCATTTTTATTTGTTTTTGCTATAATACCTTTGCCATGCACACGCACACGGATGTGTCCGTTGTAGTAGTCATTTGATTCTAGAACCTTACGTGCGAACTGTTCTCGTGCTTCTATGTAAGAAAGTTCTGCTTTGGAATAACAGTAGAACAGTATCTCCCTGGTGAATTTTTCCTTGCCTAATCTTAACACATCTGCTGTGAGTTCGTCACTGCTTCCATAGTAGTCTTGCCAGTCCGAATCCACCTTGTACCTACGCTTGTTCTTCCTGCCCTTCAATGGTGGTCTGGATCTTTTGAACCTAGCCAGTTTCTTGCCAATGTACATCCTGCCGTTGGTGGTGTTGGTTATCTGGTAAACGAACCCCACCACGTCCTCGGGTAGGCTGGTAATTTCTTTTCCCTGGTACGTCCAATGCATGATGGTATTTAAAGCCAAAAAGATTGACCTATAAAGAAAACTCGTATAAACAAGTGCGATAGGCAAACTACAATTTCTTAAAAATTTCCAACAGGCAAACATAGCATCGCAACCAGTGAGCAAGGAAATGCGGCCGACAAGGCGACAGGTGAATCCTTTGATGCAAACGGCAAAAAATGATGAGGCTCCTAGAAAAAGATAGACCTCAGGTCCGCCAAGAACTATTATGCAAGGGTTTGGTAGGCTCGCGTTGTAATGAATGAGCAAATGGGTACAGCACAACCGCCCAACTCCGGTAGCGATGTATAGTGACTGCGAACTCACCACAGGGTTCAAGTCGGTTCGGCTAGAAATAGCCGAATTGTGACTGC